CAATATCTTTTTTAGTTTCTGAGTTAATCTCATCTTGAGAAGCTTTGAACTCCTCTAATACCGTTACGTATTCAGCATTAGTGATATTATCTTTATCTTTTGCAGATTCAGCAACTTTTTCTGTCAATCCTAAGCTTTCAGTAGCTTTGATTAACTCATCTTTGTTCATTTGTTTAAATGTCTTTGCCATTTTTACTTTCCTTGTATAGTTAGCTTTCGCCATTGCTATTAATTTTATTCCAAGCTTTTCAACTTGCACATGTTTATTTATGCACCATTTTACCATCAACTAGCTTAATCTATTCTTTGTATCTCCACTTGTAATCAGCATGTGTCTTTCTTGTACCTCTACACACAGCACTTATTTTACTAGCAATCCCATCAACTGCCTTAGCTGCTTCTGTTACTGTTCTATATTCAGCAATCACACATCCGTCTTTATCTAGTTGCTCAACTGCCTTAGCAACAGCAGATTTTACCACATGATCTGCTTTTGGTTTTATAGTATAGTTATTAGGGCCAATTAACCCTTTATTTAAGGGATATATTCTTGCAATTTGATCTTCTGTGTACTTATTGTATTCTTCTTCAACAGCTTCTTTAAATGGTTCGAACTTTTGCCATTCCTCGCAAACACCATATACTTTTTTCATTGTTTGCCAAGCTTTATATAATGATGTTTTACTCATACCATGAGTTGTAGTCGCTTCTATTTGATTTGTTCTATCGTGCTCAAATCTTTCATCCCATTCGTGCACCGTTTCAATTACTGGTTTTTTGTTAGCTTCTCTAGCCTGTCTTTTTGATTCTTCGTAGTTTTCACATGCTTTTATGTACCTTTCTTCGGCCTCTCTTCTTAATTTGTTTAACTTGTCTTCGTCATTATATATTCTAGTTGACTCTACGTATTCTTGCTTATTTTTTGCTATTGTCATAGCAGCATCTTTTACCAGTTGATCATTTGGAGTGTTTTTTATGTACCTTATATCAGATTCTTCCAGCTCAAACCATTCACCATTTGTACATTCCTCTGTGTACTTGATATGTAAGTATCTTTCCACTAGATAGCATAATTTACCGAGTTGTTTAGTTGCTATTATTTCAGGTTTAAAAGGACACCCAGTTGATATTTCTTTTAATCTCTTATCAGGATTTTCAGCAACCCCAATCTTAGTATACTCTCCACCTTTAATTAAGTATAAGTACTCTGTTTGTTTACTATGGCTGTAGTTCTCTATTATTGCCTTTTCCAATAACTCATTGTAGTTTTTAACTAAATCCAATTGTGTTTCTTCTACCAGTTTTAATATATTCTTTACAGACAAGCCACTAAATTTATTCAGTTTGTTTAAGTAGTATTTATTGGCATCCATACCGGTGGATTTAGCACTTATTGTAAAGTACGCATTTTCTTTACTTATAGGTTTTGTTAAATCTTTTAGAGATAACTCTATCCTTTGATTTGGATACTGCATTTTAGTAATCTCATACTCCACATATAATGTATCAGCAGCTTTTTCTATAGTGTCTATTGATGGATTTATTAGTTCGTCATTAAGTCTATTATACCATGCTCTGAATCCTGCAAAGTACCTTAAACTATTTCTAGACTTAACTAGATTGTTATTTATATGTATAGATTTACCTGGATTACCAATATTACTAGGATTACTAAATGTAGCTTTTCTACACTCTCGTTTACCACAGCTCTTGTTTCTTCTGCCTTGTGATAGTGGTTTTTCGACATGCTCTTTACACACAGGACATTCAAACAATCCCCATTGCTTTGTTCTTGTTGAGTTTTTTGATTCTGGTTTTGAACCAGTATTTTGTATTAGTTTCATGTTATACTCCTGTATTTAATTATACAGAAGTATAACATAGGACATCTTAAATCTTACTTAATAGCCCTATGTATTAGTTACGCTGCAGCAACAATACTTGGATTTTTGCTCACTGAGAATTTCAATGAAGCGATTCTTTCAGGTCTGTAGTTAAGGAATCCATAACTCCAGTTAGCAGAGATACCAGCCATTTGAGCATGCATATCATTATGTACATCTTTTTTAGGAGGAATGTACGAAGCAGCTGTGCTGTTACTACCAAATCCAGTAATTGTAAATGAATCGTCACCAACAACTAGTGCAGTAAATACATCATATTTACCATTTGTTTGGTAAGCAGCAGATTGTGTTGCAGAATTCGCAGAATCTGTACCATTTCCAGCATCTACAGCTAAACCAACTTCTAGTCCAGCACCATATTCTCTTTCCATATCTTTAACAGTTACGAATCTGAATTGACCAATTTTACCTTGCTCACCATCAACTAAGTCAGTACCAGCAGCATATTGCTCCTTTGGAACCCATACAAGTGTGTCACCTGGACCTTTCATTGCTCTTAATGTTGGAAGTACTTCAGTATTTACATACACAATCCATGCGTCTGATACTGTTTTAGTATCAACTAAATCAACCCCAGTAAGGATCTCAGTATCCATTGGAACATCGTTGTTTAGTAAGTACTGCTCTAATGTTTCTAAACCAGTGTAACTTAATACATCTAACCCATCAATTTCAGAAATTGTGTCTGTTGCAGGATTTTTAGAAGCATTACAAACGATTGCATTAACTGAACCAGCAGCAATTAAGTCTCTTCTAACTTGCATTTCTTTTAAGTCTTGAACAGCATCTGCCATGTATTGGATCTTTCTTGCGATTAACCCTTTTCTTGAATCTAAATTAACAGATCTCATTGAGAACTTGTGACCAATACCATGGAAAGTTATGTTAGCAGAAACCATTTTACTGTAGTGGTTTAATAAGTTAATTACTCCACCTTCTTCTGGCATTTCAACTAATGGACCTTCTGTAGCAGCATATGATGCTTCACCATTAACCATACCACCTGAACCAGAAACAACTTCTTCTCCAGCACCTGCATCAGCATCAGCAGCAGCTTTAGCAGCAGCTCTAGCTAAAATCCATGTAGCATAAGAACCAGTAGCAAAGTAATCTTTAGTGTCAAAGATTGCAGTTGCAGAAGTAATGTCTTTTGAACCAGTTGGAACAACATAAAATACATCTTGTAGGATTGTTGCTGTGTTAGCATCAACACCACCATCAATTAGTACTCTCTTATCTAACATACCATACGATACTTCTCTTGACAACTTATCACCAGAATTTTTTGGCATTGAGAATCTATCAGCTCTTACTGAGAAATGTCTCTTTCTTTTTGGTACTTCTACCACTGCTTTTGTTACGAACTCTTCTGAGAACTGTCTATCAATTGTAGTAGATGTTACTCCACCATTGTTATACTTTCCATTTAATTCAGCCATAATACACCTTTGTTTTTATTTGGTTGATGAGCGGCTAGCCCATCAACATGTCTCTGAACGCGTTCCTAAAGTCATCACCTTTTAGCTCTTCTAGCTTAGGTTTAGGCTTAGGTTTTGACGAAACCCTTTTCTTACTCACAGAAGCAGCCTTTTTTCTAGCTTCAGCAGCCTCTAGCTCTCGCTCAGCAGCCTTTCTCTTGAACTCAGCTTCTTCTGCAATCCTCTTAGCCTCTGCAGCTTTATCAACTGCTGGCTCTTCTTTAACCTCTGGTTTAGCCTCAGTTTTTGGAGCATTTTGTGCTAACTTATTAATAGCAAGTCTATACTTTTCTATTGATGTTTTACCACTTAAAGCACCTGTTGAGTCTAATAATTCCATTCGGTCAATTTCATTTTGTACGATGTCATAAGTCCCATCTTTTAAGTGTTGCATTAAGTCATTTCTAACTGCACCATTTTTGATGAACTCCTGTAGACTATCCACGTCCCAGTCTTTGCTGATAACTTTATTAAACTTATCACCAATTCCTAAGTTGTCTGCTTGCTCATAAGTTTCCTCAATCAGCATCTGTGCTTCTGAAGGTAACGTATTCTTTGGAGCATATTCAACATTCTCTAAGTCTAACTCAAGAGGATCAACTCCTTTATCTTTTAGTATTTTTTTGAATGCTTCTTGGTCTCCGTCTAGCAAGCTCATTGTTAAGTTGAATTGTTCTGAATCTTTAGTAATCCCACGTTCTTCAAGTGCTTTAATGAATGGTTTGTATTCTTTGAATACTTTCATCTTGTCACTGTAACCGTGTAGCATTTGTTGTGCTCTTACCAGATCTTCAGGATCTTTAAATCCTTCAACTTCTTTCCCGTTAGCTGTAAATTTAGCTAAAGCCACTTTCTCGTAGAACTCCTTATAATTGGGTTCTTCTGGTTCAGTGTTTTCTGATTCGTCTTCAGACTCTTCAGCTTCCTTTTGAGCGTTTTCTTCCAGGTCTTCCTCTACAGTCTCTGAAGTTTCCTCAGCAGAATCGTCATTCTCCTCATTCGTTTCTTCTTCCTCAGCAGTGTCCGTTTCCTGGTCTGTGTCCTCAAGGGCTTCTTCAGCTTCTTCAACTTCATCAGTTTCGACTTCTGGTTCAGTCTCTTCTTCAACCTCTACCTCAGTCTCTTCTTCTTCATTAACACCATCTTCAATGATCTCGTCAACATGTGTACCTGCAATCATTTGTTCTAATTGTTCTTTTGCACTTAATTCAGCCATGACTATTCTCCTTCACCAGCTAGTAATTTTTGTTTCATACTAATCAGTGTTTCTTTATCTTTTTTAGAGTTGTCTGCACTGATCTTAATAACCCCTTTATATTCTGAAGTACCTAAGTATCTCCCAAGGTTCTTAATAGTGTCTAATTGACTCAAGTAACTTTCTTTGTCCTCTGGCTTAACTGTTAACGGATGTGTTAGTAAGTTGAATACTCTTTCAGCTTCAATTTCTAAGTAGCCCTCCATAATTACTAACTGGAATTCTTCCATACCTATTAACTTTTCTAATGCCTCGGCTCTTTTAATGTTCCAATCTAGAACTTCCAGATTGTTGTCGATCTCTTTGATTTGTTCATCAATGTTAAGTGTTTCACTCATTGCATTTTCCTTAGTGTTTTAATTTACAGCTTTTTGTTAATGGGACATCAGTGTTTGGTCCCAGTTTGTTTATCTAGGATTTAATCCTTCAGGAGCTATCTCATCCTGTGGACCGCCACTCATCAAACTCATAAGAACTCTTTTGGACATGTCTGGTACATTTGGATCACTTAGAAAGCCTCTTGGATCTAAGGCACCTTTAGTAACACCCTCAAACATTCTGTCTGCGTACTCTTCCTGACTTCCAACTGAATTAGCAACTTGTGCAGCAACTCTTCCGTAATCTCCAGCATCTAATCCTTGTTGATCTTGTGGTTGTGCGTTTAACCCTTTTTGCATGTATTGTTGCAACATTGGGTTTTCTCTTGGCACTGATTCTTGAGACACTTGAGACTGTTGCATCTTTTGCTGTCTTTGCATGTCAACATTTGCTCTTTCATCTTTTAGTTCTTGGTATCTAGGTGCTTCTGCCATAGTTATTCTCCTAATCTTTGTGGTATTTTACCTTCTCTAACCTTAGAACTAGCTTTCTGTGCTAGTTTTACAGCAGCATCGAACTCTTTATCTAACTCTTGTTCAGCTCTTTTTTGTCCTGTTACATCTTTAAGGAACTCATTTGCAAGTGCATCAGTTTGTTCCCTAACATGAGCAGCATTAGCCATTGATTCTTCAGCTCTGGCTAATCTTTCTTTAGCTTGTGCATCTTTAGTAACTCTGTCATATGCATTCTCTTCAGCCCTACTAACTCTTTCAACAATTCTTGAATCCATTTCTTCTAATTCTTTTCTGGCAATTGCTAATTTAGTTTTAGCTTCTTCAAGCGCTAACATCTGTAACTCTTGTTGAACTGGATCTGGTTGTGGTTGGTATGATTCTATAGCCTTAGCCATATCAGGTTGTTTCCACAATTTAGCAATCTTAGCTCTATATATTCTAGCCTCAGCCGGATCCATACTAGCAGCATTTGTTTGTAGCAACATAGTTAACTTATTAGCAGTATCTTCATCCTTCTCTGGTGTTGACACATCAACCTTTAAGTCGAACTCACCCATTAAGTCATCTCTTCTAATTACTACAAATTCTTCATTAGTAACCCTAATTGTTTCTTCTTCGGTTAAGTATGCTTGATTCATAGCAATTGTTAATCTTGCCATATCTTTAAACAACTCACTTAGTCTTCTTAGTATACTTAACTCTCTTTGACTTGTAGCATCTAGTGCTGACCTAACCTGACCATTGCTTTCACCAAGTGCTGTACCACTAATACCACCACTGAATGCTTTTGTACCAGTTAGTGACTCAGCATCAGCTTGTTGCCATTGTATCATGTTGAACACAGTTGATGGGATGCCTTGAACATCTTTTTTATATATTGCTGTTTTAGGGTTTAGCCCTGCTCTATAATATACAGTGTTACCTTTTTCGTACTGCTGTCTAACTGCCATACTTGGGAATAGTGACTCATCAATGAATTCTTGACCAACTGCTTGCTCACTCGTAATATCATGTGCAGCTCTTGTTAGTTTACCAATTGATTCTTGATTTTCTCTTATCAGTTCTGCATCTGGCTCACCCATAACTTCTTTCTTAACTGGCATGTACTGTGCTATACTGAATGGTAGTCTACCATGAGGGAACGGATTTTCTTCTAATCTAATTAATACATCTCCTACCCATGTAGCAACTATTGGGACTAGCACATCATCATCATTGATATCCCAGTAACCCCAGTATTCATATGCTGTTAATTTCTTTCTAGCTCTATCTGTAAATTTGAAGTCATTGTACGCTTGTGCTTTATGTTCATCATATTTAGCATTTCCAGCCTCTTTATCTATTAAGTCTAAGTTGTGGTAAACACCAGCAACCTCACCAGTTTCAGGGTCTTTATAGTATGCTTCTTTTGTTAGCGCTGCTAAGTTTGTATCATATTCATGGATTATGAACCCAGCATCTTCTATGTAACCTTCACATGTTGGATCTATGATAACATTAGCAGTATTACACACTTCGTACTTCGGTTGATTCTTAACTAGTTTAGGAACTTCCACCTCAACTTGTCTAACCCCAATTTGCATAGGTTCACCAGTTTGCATTCTTTCAGCGAATTCTTCTTGAGTCATTTTACCAGCTCTAGCCAACTCTTCCATCATTATTAACGATTCTTCTGGACCAGCATATACCGGTTCCTCTTGCATAACTTTAACTAATTTTTCTTGTACATCCCAACCTGTCTTAACGATTACTGTACCATCATCTACTATGTATCTAACTATATCATTAATTAATTTTACTTTAGGAACTTTAGTAGCCCATTGGTAGTTCAGCAGTAACCCATTTTGTTCAGCAGCTTTAGTGTCTTCCCAAGTTCTTGGCTTAATCTCATACATATCTTCAGTGTTTAGGAATGGGTCTTCTAGTTTTGGATATTTCCACTCAGCATTCTTTCTAACTACTTTTGGCCTTGCTGACGATTTACCTGGCCGGGCATTAATATTTTTACCTCCGTCTCTATCTTCCTCATATTGGAGTAATCTTTTTTTGATCTCCTCATGGAAGCTTGACGAATTGTCATAATCATTTTTTAAGTCAGCACAACTTGGCTCATTAGCCCAAGTGGTTAGTTTAGTCATATGTTTAGTTTTATTGTTTATGTGTTTCATGTATACCTCATTATTTATTCAATTATTTTAGCTAAGTACTACTTAACTATTTCTTATGGATAAAACATTTTAACTTGTTCTACATTTCTAACATCTATGTGCAACCAACTAATCCCAAGTTCTATTCCACCTACTTCAGGGAATTCTTCTAAATTATCAATTATGTACTGTCTTACTTCTTCAGCAGTGTATTTGCTAAACACAGCATCGAATGCTCTACCAAAGGAGTGTTGACTATACTTACTGTAATATGGACTTTCTGGTGTTCTTAATCCACTCCAGTTTCTATCACCATTCCACAACCAGTTATTAACTGTCATACTTCCTTTTGGAAACTTCTTCTTAATTCTATCCAATACCTTGATCATATTTGGATCTAACAATTCCCATGCTTTATCACCTCTAGTTTGGTATACTTCTTTAGGAACCAACTCCTCTATTTTAAATAATTGACTTTTCATAATCTACCTTCTTTACTTCTTTGCTTATCTGCATTTACTTTACTGTCTCCAAAATAGAAAGACAAAACCTGAATAGCTCTAGCACTTGAATACCCTGCTATTAATGTAACTATTGGATTAAGTTCAGTAATACCATTCTTAAATGCTTCATAAAGAATAAAGGAATCAAGTGCAAATGCAAACAAAATTGTAAGCAATGCAATAATACTTCCAGTAACTCTAACCAACCAATCTTTAGATTCTTGTCTTTTTATACTAGTCTCTCTAGCATTTGCAACATCTTGCAGTCTTAAAGACTCAATATCTGTAGCATATTTTAACTCTATATCTCTAAGCTTCAATACATCCTCTGGATTATTGTTTAGCCTATCTTCAATACTTTTCTTTGTTGGTTCCACACCCAATGCTTTACTTGCTTCATTTACTACTGTATCAGTTAATTCTCTTACACCATCACCTCTACTGTCACTATCAAACAGTTTTACTATACTAGGTATAGCACTTAATGCTCCTGCCACTAAACTTAATGCCATATGTTCTCCTCTATTTTGTATCTAATAACTGAAGTAACCTTTTAGCTTCTTCATAACCCTCTTCGAGTCTATTGTAAGCTGCCTCACTATCTTCAACTATCTTATTTTTATTTTGCATCTCATTGACTACTTTAATTATATCAAATATTGAATACGGTTTAGTAAGTGTTTCTATATTATACACGTTCTCATACACTCCAACAAATTCAGAATGACCGGTTGTTATAATTATAGGTAACGTCTTAGACATAGTACGTATTTCTTTTACTAGATCAATACCACTCATATTAGGCATATTAATATCTGATATAACTATATCTATCTGATGCTTACGCATTTCTTCCATAGCCTGAACACCATCTTCTGCAGTGTAGACTTTTTCAAACAATAGTCTCAAACTTGATGCTGTTCTTTCTCTTATATCTTTAGCATCTTCAGCATACAACACTACATAAGGCTTTTTATGTAAACGTTCCCTGCTTATACTTCTCATCATTTTATAGCTCCTCTAGCCCAAAAACTGATCAGACCTATAACTATCCCAACTACAGCAGAAATAAAAGCAGTTATCCATCCTAACTTTCTATCTTTCCATTTAGAGTCTATTCTACTATCTATAGTATTTCCTAGGTCCTTTCTAACTTCAGGCTTATTGAATATAACCATAACCACTTCTTCAATCTGCAGACTAATAGCTTTATCAAAGTCCTTAGTATCCAGAACCTGCCTAACTATCTTCCTAACTTCAGAATCGAAAGCATCTCTAAACTTTTTAGACTCTTGTGACTCTATCTTTAAAGCAGTTAACGAATCCTGAGCTTCTAGTATCTTCTCAATAGACACTTTAATCTGCGGTAAGGCTAATTCTAGTTTTAATAATCTCTCTTCATCACTCATATGCACACTTTCTCTACATTTTTTACGATTTTATCATCAATTTACTTAGGATTCTATTAGTCACGGCTTTACTATATACTTTTTCCATTAGGTAAAGTGATAGAGTCTATCCCATTACCTTTTTCTCTATCGAAATAGTGCTTTAATCTATTCAAGTAATTAGAGTCTCTTTTAATTTGTTCATTACTTGGTGTGTAATTCCAATCCAATCCTTGCTTATCCCAAGTACCACCTTCAGCAGGAGCAAACCCTTTTATGTGGTAAGGACTCTCACTACTAAATGTTGGGTGACTTGGTAATTTACCTCCTGCAATTGACCCTAGCCCCATACCTTCAGGATTGTCTGAAGCATGCTCTCCACTTCTGATTCGTTCTAATTCTGTAAGAGCTTGACTATCTGTTAAAACGTAATCACCTAATAAAGCAGAGTCTCTTTGTAGTACTTCAGGTGTAAGTCCTTTTTTACCTTCAGCAGCATTCATAAGTTTAACTGCATCTGCTAAAGTAAACACATGCTTATTTCCTGATATCCTCATTTAATTTCCTTTTGTCTGTATTTGTATGACTCTTTTACTTGCACCATAATTCTTACTAAAGTCCACAGCAACACCTATTTTCTTATAATCACTGCTCTGTACATATTCACAGCATTGAATATTACCTACTTACCCAACCTTCAGGTAGCAATGTTTCTGTTGTGCCTAACTACTTCTTGTCTAGTTTATCATAATCCTCTGTAAACCATACCATTCTTCCTTTTCTTTCAGAGTTTGAATAAGGAATATATCCAAAGTGCCAACCTAATCTAGGAAACTTTATATAAAAGTTATTAGGGTCATTTTCTCTTATTTCTTCTTGACTATAATTGAAGTTATATGCAAGATTTCTAAACATCCATAAAGTACTTAAGATAGGTACCCAAAATGGTTGAACATTATTACCTAAAGAAAATACGGTTCCATCAGGTTGTTCGACAACTTTAGCCTGTTCTTTTTTAATCTTATTCAAAATAAACTTTAAGCTTTTGTGTTGTAAGAATTTTAAATTTTTACCATCTATTATATCTTGACCATATTCTCTAGCAACGGTATCTGCTCTACAGTCGTCATCAACCCATCCCCAAAGTAGCCAATAAACTAGTAAGTATTTTGTTTTTGATACTTCAAGTCTCTTCACAAATCCTTTTTGCTTATAACTTTTATCTCTTAAATTCCAACCGTCTTTGGTTTTTGTTATTTTTAAATCTGGTTCATCTGTTAATCTTGGTAAGTACAACCCATTTTCCAAGGTATAGCTATATACAATTCCTCTTGAGTAGGCTCTCTTATTGTATGCAATTATCATCCAGCTAATTATGGTAACACCAATCAATCCAATCAATCCACTTACAATAAATGAACTACCAATCAGCATACTAACTATGCTACATAAACACAATAATATACCAACATATAGTATGCTTTTGGCTATTAATTTCCAAATTATTTTTCCTATGTATTCTAACATGCTTTTATCCTTTTTGTACAGTTTTAATCCAGTAACTTAAGCATGAAGGGCTTAATTTCCCTATTCTTCATACTTCTTCCTTATTGCTACTAACCTTTATATTACCATTAACCACTAATTGATCCTATTTTGTTCTCATCTTTGATTTTTTGTATCTCATCTAGCCAAACTTGTTTATAAGTATACCAATATAACCTTAAGCCTATAACTAATACCGTAAGTTATGAGGCTTTAGGCCTGTTACATACCTAAGAGGTATGTCTCCTGTCGTCTGGTAAAGACTGCCACTTAGGCCTTATTATTCAACAACACCTACTATATTACCTTTAGCTTCTAAAGCTTTATTACTAGCTTCCCTAATTTCATCAATGGTAACAAGGACTATCTTTTGGCCCTCAAACTCCTCAGCTAATTTCCACATTGTTTCTGTTGAACCCCATAAGTTTGAAGCTTCAATAGCACTTTGTAAATCTATTCTAGCTTCTGTATCTGCATAGAACACTTTACCACTTTCAGTAGTTACTGTAAGTCTTTTAAGAGCTTCTGCCTTTGCTGTGTCAGCATTATCTCTACTAGTTTGTAATTCTAATTTAGCTACCTTAGCATCTGTTATTTCCACAGGTATTGCTGCACTAAACTCTATTTCATCATACGTATAGTATAATTCTGTGCCTTCCATACCCTCTTTAGTTACCTCTTGTACATTGATTCTGTACTTACGTTTTCCGTTTATTTCAACCATCTCTTGTGGTATTTCGTGTGATTGTATCATTTTAATTTCCTATTTAATTCTTTTGTTAAGTTATAGCCGTTACAATGCTTTAACCATCCAACATAACTGTGTAGATTATACTCATTAATCCCTTCGTACGCTGCATCTCGTATCCTGCTTCTAAGTAACACTCTGTTACTATACACTACATA